GGAAGTCGGATCGTTCCCTCTGGAGTTTGTGGAGACACCACCGGAAGACCTGAACAATAAAATCGACGCGGTTGCCTGCGTTTTGCCGGAAATGGATATCCGGCAGGAAGACCACATCCGAAGCGGTGCGGATGAATATCGTGTTCAGACCATTGATGATGAACGTTTGTTCGGCGTGGTGACCCACAAGGTTCTCAAATTGGTTCATCTCCATGGGAGTTAAGCGATTCGGAGACTGGGACAAGGCTCGGGCGAAATTGGCCAATGCCCCAGGTGCCCGACTGGCCCTGGCGCTTCGTCAAGCGACCATCAAGAACGCCATCCTGCTTGTTCGGGAGATCAAACGCGGCATCCGTAGCCAGGCTCCCGGCGGAAAACCATTCGCCAAACTCGCCGAAAGCACCGAAAGCACTATCAAACGCAAGGGCTCCAGTAAGGCCCTGATCGATACCGGATTCCTGGTCAACGCCATCACCCAAAAAATCATGGCCGATCGTGCCTTTGTCGGACTCCTGCGAGGCACTGTCAATAAGGACGGTGATGACATGGTCAATATCGGGGCGGTGATGGAATACGGAGCCACTATCCAACATCCCAATGGAGCGGTGATTGTGATCCCACCCAGACCGTTCCTTCATCCCACCATGCAGAAATACCGCAAGCAGATCATCGAGAATTACCGGCAGGCCATCCACTCTGTTCTCTGACGACCCCGACACTTCCGCACAGGTTCCGGTAGGTAACAGCCAGAAGAAACTGAATAACCGGAGGTGCATCGTTGGAAACCGTTCGAACAGTTGTTGAAAGCTTCATTCGCCTGGTAAAGGCCGAGATCGACCCCGATGCGGTACTTGTGGCCGCGGACGATGTGTTCGAGGTGCCCAAGGTCCCGAGCCTGATCCTGCAGGGACCAACGCTGATCGAAAACGGCGAACGGCGAACCCAGGCCCGCATGGTGGAAAAAGATGTTCCACACCTGAGCTATGAAGAATGCCGCTATCCCCGTCTTTATCACCTCGACTTCGATGTCATCGTCACCGCCGCGCATGAAGGCGAGCTGCTTGATCTCCAGGAAAAAGTCGCCCGCTTCTATCAGCGCCATCCGGTTTTGACCGTGGAGGATCGCGGATCGATCAACCTCACCGAACTTGTTCCTCTGGGCGGTTTGCGCAGAGTGAATTTGTCAGATCTTCGACAGAGTTCCGGTCGCTGCAGGATCGAGGATTGCCCCGTTTATGACGGGATCGTTGAAGTGGGTCCGCTCATCAAGGATCGCAAGTTTGAATTTCGTGACGGTGTCGAAGAGGACCGTCTCTACACACCATAAACGAGGAGGAACCAAAATGATTGAAATTAAAAATCTACTTTTCCAGCCGCTCACGTTTCACCTCGCGGGCGACGGGCAAGGACTGCATCTGAACCCGCGTGAACGTAAATCAATAGGCAATGAACAACTGTCACCTGAAATCGAAGCCGCAGAAAAGCGGGGTCTGATTTCATTAACGGAGACGGTAAAGCCACAGGAAGTACCAGCAAAAACAGTTGAGTCTCCCGTAAAAAAATCCAAGACAAAATCAAAGGGCAATGGAACGCAGGCGTCCCGGCGTACCAAACGGAGGTAAATCATGGCCACATATCTTTCACCGGGCGTTTACACGCGCGAGATCGATTTCAGTTATTACGTCAAACAGATTTCCACATCATCCTGCGGCATGGTGGGCGTGGCCGAACGAGGCCCGATCAACAAGGCCGTGCTGGTCACCAGCTGGGAACAGTTCATCAACAAGTTTGGTTCCTACCTCCAGGCCGGTTATCTGGCCTACGCCGCAAGGGCCTTTTTTGATAACGGCGGCTCGGTGCTCTATGTGAACCGGATCGCCCACCTGTCCGATCCCACCGACAAGAGCAGCCTCACCGCCGTGAAATCCTCGGTGACGTTGAAGGACCGGCGAGCTGTGGCCGCGATACTGGAAACCGGCACCGCCGGGACGGACCGCATCACCTGGCTTGCGCGTCAGGCTGGTGTCGATGGAAACGGTATCTCTGTTGAGCTCGTCGCTTCGGGCACCGACACACCGCTTTCCGTGAACGTCACAGGTCAGGCGATAACCGTGAATTTGGCCACTGATGGTGAAGCCGATCCCGTGAGCACCACGGATCAGATCGTCGCTGCAATTGCCGCGAAGTCAGAGGCGGACGCCTTGGTTCAAGTAAGCACCGAGGATACCGGCATCGTGCAATCGGCATCGTCCGCGAACCTTGCAGGCGGACAGGATGCCCAGGACACCCTCCGTGTTCTCGCTGCTAACGAAGGTACGTGGGGAGATCGTCTCAGCGTTCAAATTGAGGACGGAACACTCGATCCTGCCACCGGATTCAATCTCGTCATTCGATATAAGGACGAGGTCGTCGAGGTTTTCAAAGACCTGTCCATGGATGAATCGGCGTCGAATCATGTGGAACTGGCGATCAACGAACGCTCCGAGTTTATCAGCGTCGAGGATCTCGGTCCTCTGTCCGGTACCCCGGATGATCGGCCTGCGACCGGCGGATTCAGTTTCTCCGGCGGCGACGACGGGTTGGTCGACTTGAATGACACCGATTACATCGGAGACCCCTCTCAGCACACCGGATTCTACGCTTTTGACGAGATTGACGCTTTAAACATGCTTATGGCTCCCGGTGTAACCACTGCCAACGTAATCCATGCCGGAATCACCTATGCCGAAACTCGCAAAGACCTGATGCTCGTCGCTGAAGCGCCCATCCATCTGGAACCACTGGAAACAGTCAATTTCCGCAAAGGCCAGGGCATGTATTCGCACGCGGCGTTCAACTCGTCCTATGCGGCCCTCTACTACCCATGGCTTGAGATCAACGATCCGGTTACCGGCAAGCGAAAACTGATTCCGCCCTCCGGTGCCGTGGCCGGATGTTACGCCCGAAGTGACCAGAAAACCTATGTCTGGTACGCCCCTGCCGGCATCGACCGCGGACGAATCTTTAACGCCCTGTCGCTCGGCTACAAGGCCAGCCGGGGTGAAAGGGACGTAATCTACCCCGAGGGCGTCAATGTAATTGCGTCGTTCCCCGATACCGGAATCAACATCTGGGGCCAGAAGACCCTGCAGAGTCAACCATCCGCTTTAGACCGCGTAAACGTCCGGCGGCTGATGATGTATATCGAGGAGGCCATCGCCGAATCCTCTCGTTTCGTGGTTTTCGAACCCAACAACCCGCAGACCTGGCGGGCCCTGATCCGGCTGATCAATCCCTTTCTACAGGACATCAAGGACAAGGGTGGATTCTATGACTTTGCAGTCCAGTGCGACGAGGAAACCAACACTCCGGCGGTCATCGACCGCAACGAGCTGGTGGCCCGTATCTTCGTCAAGCCCACGAAGACGGCTGAATTCATCGAACTCAACTTCGTGCTCACCGCCACCGGGGCTGACTTCAAAGAAATCTTCAAGACAGCGTAAGGAGGTAGCCCATGCGTAGCGGAAATATGCCCAAAAGCCTGTATCAAAACTGGCAGTTCGCCATTGAGGTCAACGGTTTCGATGTGGCGCTCTTCAAGAAAGGCCAGGAGCCCAAGACTGAATTCGAGGAAGTGGCCTTCGCTCCGGCCGGTTCGATGTTTGACCAGAAGGTCGCCGGGCGGGTGAAGTTCGAGGACATCACCCTTGAAAAAGGCATCCTGCAGGACGGTTCCGATGAAGCCGCGCGGGAATGGACCAAGAAACAGGTGGACGTCAACGCCGTGGTGGGCGGACTGCCCAATGATTACATGCGTGACATCGACATCGTCCGTTACGACCGCGCAGGGAACGAAACCCGACGGTGGACCCTGCACGGAGCATGGATCAAGGTACTGGAGTACGACGAACTCGAGGGCGCGAACACGGACAACACCATCGAAAAACTCACCATCAGTTACCAGTACTGGACCTGATTCAAGGAGATAAGCCATGCACATATTTGAACTGCCAAGCGGAACTGAAGTCGAGCTCAGGGAAATGACCGGAGCCGAGGAGGAACTGCTTACCAATCAACGGCTCATCCGGAACGGTGACGCTGTAAACCAGGTGCTCAGGAACTGCACCGTCCGGCTGGGAGAGACTGAGGAGCCGTCCATGAAAGATGTGCTCGACCTTCTGTCCGGAGACCGTCTGTTCATCCTGGTCAAGCTGCGGCAGATATCTCTTGGAGATGAAGTGGAGTTGGAACTGCTCTGTCCAAATACAGCCTGTCGTGCCGCGAACATCGTGACCGTCAACATGGATGATCTGGAGGTTACACCCTACGGCGAAGAACGGGAGTTCACCTTTGACCTGCCCGGTTCGAAGCGCAAGGTGCGATTCGGTTATCTGGACGGCCAAAAGGAAAAAAGACTGGCCGCGCTTAAAGAACCGTCCATCTCTTCGGCCATGCTGATCCGTCTCATCGACATCGATGGCGCGGCCCCGAGCAAGAAGCTGATGAACGATATGTCCCTGCGCGACCGCAGCGCCCTGCGGCAGGAAATGTTGCGGGTTGACGCGGGCGTCGATACCACCGTGGAGACCGAGTGCGAAACCTGCGGTACCCGTATCCGCACGCGTCTGGAGGCTGAACCGGGTTTTTTGTTCCCCGGAGTTCGCTTGTAAGGGACGTCTTCTTTCTCGCTTACGGCGGGCTCCATTGGAGTTATTCGGAAACGCGGGCGCTGCCGCTTCGGGTCCGCCACGAATTCGTGGAGGCACTGGAGCGGCAGCTTGCTTTTGAACGTGAGGAACTGGAGCGCAATCGCACATGAACGGAGATCTTGGACTTGGTGTCGTTGTTTCGATGAAGGACGCGTTTTCGCAGAACGCGGCCCGGGTCCAGACGTCTATGCAGTCACTGGACGCCACGGTCGCAGCTTCCAGCGAACGTATGACGCGAAACCTCGACCGTATCCAGAAAGGCACTATGATGATCGGCGCGGGTCTGGCGCTCATGGCTTTGCCGGTCGGTCTCGTGGCGACGGACGCGCTTCGGCGTCGGCGCGTACGGCCGCCAGAGGCCGCCGCTCGCGGGCGGCGGTCACCTCGTGACGTTTGTGTGCTACGATCTCATCGAGAATCAACGGCGGGA